ACTTTTATGGAGAAGAACTCCATCAACTTTATCCATCAGATCCAGGATACTTCCATGCATAAGACGGTATCCATATCCAACATACAGTTGTCCAAAGAACACTGTAAGTGCCATAAATGCCCAGAAGTAATAGTACGTTCTGGATTTCTTTTGTCTAGGTGTTTTCATTTGAGATGTGCTCCAACATAGCAGTTTTTACTTTTAAATCTGTTTCAGTTTCAATAAGAATTTCAATTTGTTTTTTTCTTGCTTTTTCAAAAACAGCAGAAGCTTCTTCCATTGTAGCATAATATCCAAGTCCTGTTCTTTTACCACCAATGGGGGTAATTTGAGCACGATATGGATTTGAACTTTTACCTCTTTTCCAAGCAGAGTTCCAACAAACTCCTCTTGGCAAGTCTCCCCCACCACTCTTTTTAGTTTTAAACCATTTATTAACAACAGGTCGAACCATTAAACAAGTATCTGGTCCATATATTCTGTTACCGGGAATTAAAAGATCTTTATCAACTTCTTTATTTTCAAAGTCATCCCATTGCTCAATCCACTCTTTAAATACCGAAAGTTTAAACCACCTTGGGTCTAAGGTGCAATCAGCGTATTGTTCTTTTCCAGTTCCAGTCAACCACTTTAAATCTCTTTTGTCAGTTCTCCTGATAATACCACACCAAGTTCTCCAGGTTCGTGTTCCTGTAAAGTAGGGAATCATAACATCATTGATTCCCACCCCATAAACAAGACTACGAAGTTCTGGGCGTGGACCAGATTTTCCTATGACAGGAGAAGAATCTCCTCTTCCTATTTTAGAAAAATTACCCCACTTGTCAGTAAATCCATTTGGATACTTTTTTATGTAACTCATTTAAATTCACATTCCACCATAATTTCAGTCAGACATGCGAGCATATTTATTTCCTGATCCGCCACAAACGCCATTTGATACTGATACTTAGCAAGAGTAAGCACAGCAGCAGGAATACTACTCGGAGCCATGGAATCATAACAAGCATCGTAAATACGACGCAGAAGTAGACTAGTATCGTTATCCAGGTTATTGACGACCCATTTACGTACTTCCGTAAAGTCTTTATCTTTGAGTTTTTTAACCAAGTCATTTACTTTTACATCACTAAAGGTTGCAAGAATGCCGGAATCAATCTTACCACTTGAGGAGTAACGCTGACATTCGTTAAGAACACGTCGCCAATCAGGGAAGTGTTTGTTAATCAATTCTACCAAGACCTTGTTATCATATTCAACACCTTCTGTATCCAGGATTTGTTGGATTCGTTTAAAGAATAAGGCTGCCAGTTGTGGTTTATTTTTGGAGTTGGTGGAAAAGTCAACGACGGCACAACGGGAATGGAGGGGGTCGATGATTTTGTTTTTGTAGTTACAAGTGAAGATAAATCTGCAGTTGCCACTAAACTCCTCAGTAAACGCCCGTAGGAGGAGTTGTACGTCGTTCGTTGTATTATCTGCTTCATCAATGATGATGACTTTGTGTTTGCCAGTTGCTTGAAGCGAGACGGTCGAAGCGAAATTTTTCGCATTGTTTCTGACAGTATCGAGAAATCTTCCCTCATCGGATCCGTTGATGACATAAAAATCTACTCCCAATTCGTTACAAAGTGCCTTTGCTACAGTTGTCTTTCCACATCCTGCAGGACCTGAAAGCAACAGATTAGGAACTTCTCCTTTATCTAGGAAGTCAAGGAACGTTTTCTTAATATTGTCAGGAAGTATACACTCTTCAATTTTCTTGGGTCGATATTTTTCTACCCACAGGAATTCATCACGCATAATTTAGATACCAGTCAATGGTTTTTTTCAATCCCTCTTCAATTGAGTGTTGAGGATGGAATCCAACAGTGCTCTTTATCTTAGCATTATCAATAGCATAACGCAAATCATGACCAGGGCGATCATCGACATATTCGATCAAGTCTTCACTTGCACCCATGATGTTGATAATGTTTTTAACAAGATCGATGTTTTTTACTTCACACTCTCCGCCAATATTATATTTTGATCCAACTTCTCCGCCAAAGTATACATCCAAGATTGCTTTACAATGATCTTCAACATAAATCCAATCACGAATGTTTTCTCCTTTTCCATAAACAGGAATTTTTTTTCCTTGTTTGATATTGGAGATTGTTTTAGGAATCAGTTTCTCAACGTGTTGTCTTGGTCCGTAATTATTTGAACAATTAGTGATTACTGTGGGCAAACCATATGTATTATGATATGCCATTACAAAGTGATCACTAGAAGCCTTAGAGGCAGAATATGGGTTCTGAGGATCATATGGAGTCTGCTCAGTAAAAGCAGGATCATCTAATTTCAAAGCTCCATAGACTTCATCAGTTGAGATATGATGAAATCCTTCAACTTCATACTTTACTGAAGCATTCAATAAATTAATAGTTCCAATTACATTTGATGAGATGAATGGAGTAACATCTTTGATTGAATTATCAACATGAGTCTCAGCAGCAAAGTGAAAGACACACTTTGGTTTATACTGAGAAAATAATTCATCAACTCGATTTCTTTCTGCAAGGTCAACTCCCTTGACCTTATAATCCAGACCATTAAGATTGTCTGGATTTGCTGCATATGAAAACATATCAAGAATGACTACATCATCCAATCCTTTGGATTTAAGATAGTGACAAAAATTACTACCAATAAATCCAGCACCACCTGTAACAAAAATTGTGTCAGTCATTTTTCATTTCATACTTATCAAGAAGTTCAGGAGAATACTGATCTAGAGAATCTCCAGATCCATTTTTCTTTTCCCTTTTTTCTTTCTCAAGAGAATAAACTCTGTTACGCAATTCAGTAGAGGAGTATTGATGCCTTCTCATGTGAAAAAACAATTCAATGCCATTATCAATACAATACTGTTTGCCAGTAAAGTCTCTATCTTTGTATTCTTCACTCAAGAATCGAATGTCAATGGTCTGAGTTTTAATCAGATTTAGCAGATCTGCCTCGGTTTCATAAACCAAAATTTCATCGACATATTTACAACCTTGCAGTTGAACATATCGTTCATAAACAGACTGAACTGGTTTATTCTTAATACCTGGGCGATCAATAGTTGGATCTACCTGAAGTGCAACAATCAAATAGTCGCACATCTGCTTCTCCATTTTAAGCATGGTAACATGCCCTGCATGGAATAAATCACAACTACTACAATTAAATCCTACTTTCATTCTTCTTTAACCATTCACGAAATTGTTTTTTACCCTCTTCTACTTTGTGCCAAGGGGCGTAGAGAGGGCCATCATAATCTTTCTTACCCGAAGGTGGAATCGGGTTCGAGTGCGATGTAGTAAGTGAGGTCATGATTAGTGCTTGTAAAGCGAGAAAGAAGTTTTTGAGACACTACTACTTCATAGGTTCCTGGAAGAACTTTAATATTCTCCACTTTAAAGTTAAAACAGAAATTATTTTCTGTTTCACCAACTACAATAGCAAAATCATGAGAGGTATCGTTTTTCTTGTCACGAACAAGAAGTTTAACAACACCGTTCTCACCAACTGCAGAAATGTCAGGGAGTTGATAGATAGCAGCAGCTTTAAGAAGCTTGTCTAGTTGATCAGTGCTCAGTTGAAAACAAACATCTTCAGAGGGAAGAGTGATATCTTTTTCTGGAGGAGTGACGATTACGTTGGGATCTGCGAAGAAATACTTTGACCGCATTTTTCCTTCGCGAATAACCACGTATCCATCATTCACAAAGTCAAGCTCAGGTTTCTGATGAAGACTCAAACCGTTGAGAAACTGGTTGAGATCATAGATACCAAAATCTTTGGGAATATCTTCAGGGATAGTTGCCTCTGCAAGAATATTCTTCATCACACTGATTGTGCGAAGTTTTGTTCCCTCCTTAAAAAGAATCGACTGATTGATAGAGGAAAAGTTTTTAAGAAAGGAAATAGTTTTGTCAGACAGTTTCATAGTATGTGGTCTTAGTTTCATCACTGAGGATAGGTTTCACGCTTTGCATTCTTGTCGTTAAAATGCATCAGAAGAACAGCATAATGCAAGATCTTCATAATGTCACGACGTGCAGTGCCTTTCTTATCATATCGAGAGGCATACTTGAGGATGTTGCTGCGGCAGAAAGATTCACCATCACCACATGCTTCAATCAGGTCAAGTGTTTGAATTTTATCATCACCAGCAGAGTAATGCTGATTGTATGTGCCAGTAATATATTCTTG